CGTGGTTGTCCCTTTATGCTGATGGATATAAAACGCATCCTTCACCACCTTGCGCTTTACGCTCTCCGTCCAGCCTTCATCCCAGCGGTCAACCGACCAGGCCCATGCCAGATACGGCAGCAGGCGCACGGGGCAGGCGTCGGGGTTAAGCAGATCCCGCAGCGGCACGCTGAGGTTCGCCATATCGCTACAGGCAGCGGCCAGGCGGCGCTCAAGGTCCGAGGCTGACGGCGGCAGCAGGCTATTCATCCGTTCCCCCAATGGTTACCACTGCGGCCGTGCAGTAAGCCGCCTGCGTGTTGTCCAGCACCACGTTAGCAACCGGCGTTACCAGCTCAACGCGCTGTACGCCCTCAACGTGTAGCGCCGCATAAATCGCTGACAGGTTGATATCGCGCCCGATACGGGACTGTCGCTGCGCATACGCGGTAAGATTTGCGCTGGCAGCGGCCAGCACCGGCTCAGCTTCCGGGCCGGGCAGCAGGTAGATTTTTGCCTCTATCGCATAATTGACGATCTCAGCAGGGCTGACGGTCACGCGGTCCGCCACTGGCCGCACGCTTTCATCATTGAGCGCGGCAGCCACAACGGCGATCAGGTCAGCAGCGGCGGTGCCGTTACCTTCCCGGCTCAGCACGGTGACCACCACTTCCGCCGGTGAGGGGCTGATAGCACGGGCATCGGCAACGCGACCGTCGGCGCTTTTGGCGTGATATTCATAGGCCGCCGTCGGTCCGGCCACGGATAACCCTTCGAAGGCAGCCGGGATGCGGCTGCGCAAATCCTCATCGCTCTCCATCACGGCGGCAACCGGCGGGATAGCCGCGGTATCCGCTGCGGTCACCGTCAGGCGCGTTACGCCGTTATTCACTGCCAGCTGGTCAAGGTCAGCGCCGCCCGAGTAAGCAACCATCACCGCCAGCCCCGCCTCATTGATGCGCTGACGCAACAGCATTTCACGGTACGCGCTTTCCTGAAGGTGCTTAACCATTGGCTCAGATTCCAGCTCAAGCGTTTGTGCGATAGCCGCCTGTTCATCAGCCGGGTACAGCGCAATCAGCGCCGCCTTGCGGGCGGCCAGAATCACTTCATAATCCAGCGACTCAACGATCTCCGGCGCGGGCAGCTGTGAAAGGTCAATGACGCCACTCATATCGTGATATCCGTTGTGATGGCGCTCAGCGAATCGCTGCGCTGTGCGCTGATTGTCATTGTCCTGGCACCCTGCGCCGCGCTCTCAAAGGTGATCTGCGTCGGGGTGATACGCGGCTCCCACTTCCACAGCGCGATAACCGCAGCAGAGATCAGACGTAACCGCGTTACTTCGTTATCCGGCTGGTCCAGCAGTGAAAAGAGCGCGGAACCGTATTCCCGGCGCATCAGCCGGCTGCCGACCGGCGTCAGGAGAATATCTGCTATCGACTGTTTCAGGTGCGCCTCACCTTCCACCGCTGCGCCGCTGGCGCTGCTCATACCTTTCCATTCGCTACTCACTGCGGGCCTCCCGTTTTGCTGCCGCCAGACTGCACGCCGCCGTGTACGTGGGCATGCACCACCACCCCGTTAGCAGCCATACTGCCGCCGCCCTGCGTCACCTCACCGTTAATCACCACCTCGGGGGCATTAATCACCAGCCGGGCCAGATTCAGCGTCATTGTGCCGCTGGCATCAACCAGCGAGTTTTTAATCCCGGTCAGGCGCTTCTGGCCGCTGGCAGGGTCATAGCCTTCCTTTGCCCCGTCCGGGTAGCGCGTGATATTTGAGGTCTGACTGGTATCCGGCGGCAGCGCATCAGTGCCGTACAGGCTAAAGGCGATGATGGCATTTTCCAGATCGCCGCCGGGGGAAAGGATCACAACCTGCTCCCCTACTGATGGCGCCCACCACGTCTGCGCATCCCCGGCACGCTGCGCACCCCAGCGCACCCAGTCGGTGGTATTGCCGCCCGTCTTTACCCTGGCGACGTACTCCACATAATCCACCTGCTGAACGGTGCCAACGCGGATCAGGTTTTGCAGCAGGCGTGCCGCTTCCGCTTCTCTCATTGCCCTGCTCCTTCCATTGCGCCGATGATCGCATCGGCGATGCCGTCGATTTCTGTCGATGTCAGCCCAAGCAGCTGGCGCGCCGGATACTTCGCACTGGCACGGTGGGCCACCTTATCGGTAAGGCCGTACTGGTGAACCCGCGCTATCCTCGCGGCATTGCCCTGGAAACCAACAACCGCCGCGTCAGGGTACGCCGTCGCCTT